GAGCTTAGAAATACTTTCAATGACGAATCTTCTATAGCTGGCAAACTAGACAGAGCGCTTTCAGGAAAATTGTTTACAGAGGGAGGCAAGGAAGTACTGACTAGACTTACAGATAAGATAACAGATTCACATGGCAATAAGAAGGGGATGGGGTGGCTCTTTGATGAGACATACAAGAAATATATGGTCGGCGAGGATGCCATAACCGCTTTCTTGAAGAGCTATGGACAATATTGCATAAAGTGCGCTATGCAAGTGAAGCAGTGTAAATGTCCGTGTCCTAAGTGCAAGAGGATAGGTGAGTCTTGTACATGCAAAGACACAGAAAGATTTACCAATGACTTAAGGCAATTTGCAGAGCAATATAATATGCTTGAGATTCGTGATAACATAGGTAATATTAAGGCAGAGATAGCAGAGCTGGAGGCCAAACCTACGGATCATTCTGAGTGGGCAGCTAACATCAGAGAGAGGGAAGAGGCAGAAAAGGAGAGGCGCCTAGGATCTCTTAAAAAGCAATTGAAGTCATACGTTACGTCTTGGGCGTCTGCGTTCTTGGACGAGATAGAAAAGACAACGCCCCAAAAAGTAGAAAAGGATCTAGAAAAGCGTGCCAGCGCCATCGAGAGGCTCGAAAAGAGCATTGTATCTGCCACATCCGTAATGAAGAAGAGGCAGGAGAAAAAGCTGGATGTGGGCAGTCTGCAGATGTCCATAGACACCAATAAGATAAAGTTAGAGCAGATGAAGGTTGATTTAAGTATAATGCAGAGATTCTACGATACTGTAAATAAATATTTCGAGGCAAAGATTCAGGGGAAAGAGCCATTCAGTAATAGAGACGAATTAAATGACACTGCAGTTTCATTCGCGCCGCTTACTGCCGATAAGCATATGAAGATGATCAGGATGCGAACTGCTCTAGGTGAAAAAATGCGTCCCGGTAAGCTGGAAAGAATGGATACATTAGAGTCGCCCATTGAAAGAAAACTGTACGAAATGGCACGCAAGAATCTATTGCTTATGGATTATTCTTCTGTCATTAACAGGTCTAGTATTCCAGGTGCGAATAAAGAGCGTCGTCGTCCTGGCAGTGTCACTGTTGCATCAGACAACGTCGAAGAAATGATGAGCGAAGTTCAGGCAAAGGCAAATATACACAAGCACATCTCCATGTATTATGCTATGGGCAATATCTGGGTGCTATTGATGCGCGGTGCCGCTGGTAAGATCTCTGAAGACGATAGGCTGAAAGCTATCTCTTCGTATAAGCAGTTCCTAATTGCCGAGGCGCACGGCATCGCTAAGTGGTACAACGATGCTTTCATCAAGAAGATCGACGCGCACGGATTAGCCAAGGCGTTTGCCGCCGGCATAAAGTCCGAAGAGACAAGCATTATACACGTCGATGAGGAAAAATTGGCAGCCAACGCAGAGGAAATAGCACTATCTGTTGCCACAGGGGAGGACGTGGGCGGGTTCAACTTTATGATCGGTCAGAACGCTGCGTACTATCTATTCCCACTACAGAATAGGGACCTGTTGAGAGAGCTGTTGAGCGGAGATGTGTTGTCTTGTACTAAGATAGAAAGTAACGAGGTCCTAAGAAAGGCTCTCGGTATGTCAGACACACAAATCGAATTCGCGCAGCGCAACATAAATAACAGCCTGTATTACGAGCTGTTTATGAGATCGCACCCAGAGGATGTCAATAGGGTTGGTGCCGCCCATACTGTCTCGTACACCAACCAGGGAGAGTTATCGCAGTCTCTATTCATCGACAGGGTAATCGCCGCATCAGACAACACCGACACTGGCGTAGCTATGGCACCAGATGAAGAGGATATTATAACAAGGCGTGGGAGTGTGGATCCATTTAACAGATTGATGTCACCCAGGTTTATGAGGCTGACTAAGCCTACGGGGAGTCGGAGGATACCGCTATGGGCAAAAGATACGAAGTAACTGAACCTATTATAATCAATGTATTCGATGCACCAGTGGAGGATGTCGGTAAGGCTACGGCTCCAGGTGATGACGTTCAGTCTGCTCCCGGTGTGTTGCCAGGTTCTCCCACTGGCTCCTCCTCTAGGGCTGCTTCATTAAGCCTTATGAAAGCAGTGACATCGTCCGATCTAGAAAAGAAATTATTGATGCTTAAAATAGCGGTGTTTGAAAATGATGGTGAGTCTAGTAAGAAGATGAAGAACATACGGAAGGATTGGGTCAAGGAAATAGATGATGTCTCTGAGTTGTGCGAGCTGTCGGATAAAGATAGGAAAAAGCTTGCAGAGATGCTATTCGATGATTTTGTCTCCTTTGTTTTTTCTCGCGATAATCTCCACAAAAACTCTGATGATCTTAGAGCACTATTGGATAAGCTATCAAGGATAGAGGCAGCTAGGGAAGCGTTCTTCGGAATAAATGGACTTCCTGGAGGCTTCATAGAAAAGGTTTTCAGTGCGTCGTCCCCAGTCTTTGGGCTGATGTCCGAGATAATAGAGTTATACCATGACGATTCATTTAGAAATAGTATGAGGAGATATGTCGATGACGCGTTTAGTTCTGAGATGGCATCGCCAGAAATGGGGGCAGACGATGATGTTTCTGACGCTCCAGCTGGATCTCTGCTGTCGCGCCAAGATATTACATAATGTCTAAGCTAATTAGATGTAGTATATGCAAAAAAGCACCACCAATAGCTGGTTCGGACCTATGTCCGGACTGTGCTGCTTTTAAGTTTAACGACCCGAACGAAGCCCAGATAGTTACGGTTGAAGCCGATAGGGGTCTGCTATCAGATATAACTGCGTCTTTTGAAGATATAGACGCTATTACGTGGTGTGAGAAATATATACAGTTGCCAGATAGCGACAGGCCATTTAAGATTAGAGAGGTTGGTAGGGAATACCTCATCGAGCCCATCAAGTACATTACCACAGAGGCTTTGCAAAAGGACGGTCAGCCAGCAGTCATACTAAAGGGACGTCAGGTTGGTATGTCTGTTTCGCTTGTGTCCACATATATGTATATGATTAGCTGTGGCCTCTATAGTAATCTTCGTATACTCCACGCATTTCCATCATTGCTGCCAACTTCCGAATTTCATAAGACTAAAATAGAGCCTATGATAAGCAAGTCTGACTTCATACGAAGAAGAAAATATACAGAAGATACAATGAATTATAGTGAAGAATCTAAGAAGTTAAATGCGAAACCCAAGAACGTGGGCACTTGGACTGACCACTTGAAAGAATTCCAAGGAAATAATATGTTAAGTATAAATGCTACTGCAAAAGACGCTGGGCGCTTGCGCGCACAGACGTTTCATATTATATTCTTTGATGAAGTGCAAGATATGACGAGGAAAGCTATCGAAAACGTCGAAGAAACGCTAACTACGTCTCCTTACGGCCCGCCAGGTCTTGGTGTGCGGGTGTATTTCGGTACACCATTCTTAGAGGGTAGTAACTTTCATTTACTGTGGGAAGACAGCGATAAGAGGTATTATCATCCTAGGTGCCACACATGCGGGAAAACCTATGAGTTCTATACCTACGGAAGCGATAGCTGGGAAAGCGTTTGGATAGAGGGCTTTATGTTTAAGTGTCCTCACTGCGGTGCGCTAGAGGATAAGCGTGAGGCCATGAAAGACGGTGAGTGGGTCCCATCTAATCCGGATGGAAATAAGAGGGGCTATCACTTTAACCAGTTATATACGCCGGACATACCAAAGGAAGCTATTATGATGAAGAAAAAAGATAAGCTTCCAGCGCAGTTTAAAAATGAGGTACTTGGTGAGTTCTATGGCGGTGTATTAAGTAGCGAGTCTTATCACGATCTAGTGTTGTCGTGTGCCAATGAAAACGAAACATATCTTGATTTTATAGAGCCATATGTCAATCCAGTTGTAGCTCTTGGGGTTGATTGGGGCGGCAAGGTTGACGAAAGGTCTTTAGACGGTTCGTGGACCGTAGCGCTAGTTATGACACAGAATGAAGGTAAGTATTATATAAGGCATATGGAAAGGTTAGAGACAAAAGATCCCCAGGAACAGATTGAAAGGATCAAGACGCTGTTCTCTAAATATGCCGTATTGCAAGGCGTCGGAGATATGGGATACGGCCAGGATAAGGTCTGGGACCTACAGGCCGAGTATGGTCGCAGGTTTATGGGATGCCACAGCGTTCAATCAAAGAACGTATACACATTCAATGATACGGCCATTCCTCCATTTATTAGCGTCAATAAGGACATGGTAATTGATGAGATACTTGCAAACTTCCGTAGCGGGAAGTTTGTTCTTCCTTACAAAACAGATAAGGATCAAATGCTTACTGAAATGCTGGCAGCTGAGGTGGCCGGTATTATGCCCGCCGAGAAAATTGTTGGTGGCGCTAGAGTAAGAACATACGTTAGGCGTGGGTCTCAGACGATTGACTCGCTGATGTCCCTGATGTACGCATATGTGGCGCTGAGATTTAATGTGTCTGGCGGGTTCTCAAACGCACTCGTCCAGTCATATGGCGGCGATAGGCAGATGCCTATACCCCGCCGCGCCGGATCAGTTTCTAAGCAGATTATAAACAGGATGATTGGTTCCACTCGTGGCATGGGGCCGATTAGTAGACATAAGAGATAGGAGCATATAATGTCTGATGACAAAAAAGATTTTGATGTAATGAGTGAGCTATCCCCGCATAGGAGGGAGAAGCTGTCGGAGGAACGACAAACCATTCTGGTTAAACCCAAAAAGAATGCGACTGGCGCTGGGGATGACGATCACACCATGCCGAAGTCGGCTTCGGCAAGTACTGGTAAGCTTGCTTCTATCGGTGGTAACTACAAATTTGGTATCGCCGGTGGCGGCGATACTGTTTCTGCCACGTCTGTTAGGACTATGCCAAGAGTATATTCTCCGCTGTTTGAGCTTTCTAATTTACAGCTCCCAAGAGATAGGAGAACACTCAACGCGTGGTGCAGGCACTTCTATGCAACGCATCCACTAGTTAGAAATTGCATCAGCCTCCACGCCACGTTCCCAATATCCAGATTCCAGTTCTCTGTAGATGACTATCAGATCCTTAAAGAAACTGAGGATTTAGCAGAAGAGATGCGCCTGACGTCGGTATTGTATTCTACGGCGCTTACTTACTGGCTCTTAGGAGAAGCTTTTCCCTACGGAGATTGGGACGAGAATAACAAAAAATGGCGCCGGTGGGTTATTCATAATCCAGATTATATAGATGTGAAATATTCTACGGTAATGATGGAACCGATCATTACTTTGCAACCAGATGATACTCTTAAGAGAATTGTACGTGGAGCTAATGCTAGAGATAGATATATTAGAGCCACGTTACCTAAAGAGATCATCTACTATATTTCGAGGGGTATGAATATCCCCCTGGACAATTTCAACGTAACACACCTCAAGTCTTTGTCTGAGCCGTATGACCATCGCGGTACGTCCATTATCGCATCGTGCTTCAAAGATCTTATGCTTTACGATCTATTGCGAGAGAGCGAATATGCCCAGGCCAGCAACATGATCAACCCTTTAACTTTGGTAAAGCTTGGTGATCCGCTCGGTAGGTGGCGCCCATCGGATGCAGACATAGCACAATTCCAAGATCTATTTGTCGATCTGCAGTTTGATCTTGATCCAAAGATCATCACCCACGGCGCAGTGTCAATCGAAAAGATTGGTAACACCGGAACTATAGTGGACACGGCAACTAAAATGGACCGTATCGAAAAGAACATCTTTAGCGGTCTTATGGTTCCACCTGCGCTGGTAACCGGTGAGGGCCCCAACTATTGCTATGACGAAGAGACTGAGACGCTAACTGATGGCGGATTCAAAAGATATGACGAGATAGGCCCATCAGATAAAATCGCCACGTATAATCCTGATACTGGTGATTTAGAATATCACCACTACAAAGAAAAGATAGTGTCAAAGTATACCGGTAATATGGTTCGCTTTAAGACCCATTTTATAGACATGATGGTAACGCCAAACCATAAGATGTATGTCCAGGAGAGGTGTGATAATGGAGAGAAGCCTTGGATTATCAAGGAGGCTTCTCAGGTTCGCCTTAGAAGTAAGACCAAGGCGCACGTGAACTGGAAGGGGGAGACCCCTAAAGACATACGATTCGGAGGATTTAATTTTACCACCGATCAGTTCATCTCACTTCTTCTATACACATGGACTAGGTCCAAGATAGTAGAGAAGGATGGAAAAGAATTATTAGCATTTTCTGCTCCTCCGTTAGGCCCATCCGTGGCATGGAGAGATGCCATGGAGCCACTAGGTGCTGTGTACTCTAAGGAGTTTAGGGCATATCTAGTGGATAGCCCAGAGCTAAAAGAGGCGTGTCTTAGCCAAATGTCTAATAGTTTTCATTCCTGGAAGATCCCAAGACTAATAGGTGATTGGGCAGTAGAGGATATAGAGCATGCCATAGAGCGTATCATGGCAGTGCTCGCGCGCCATAAGTATGTGAAGACAGTGCGTGGCGGAGGCCAGCTTATTACCAAGGCGTGGTTCTCTTCTTATGACAAATCTTTGTTAGACAACATGAGTGAGCTGTTCTTTAAATGCGGCTACTACACAAGAGTCTATTCGGAGTTCAAGAAGCGCACCGAGCGTATTATTTACAAAATGGTGTTCTCTAGAAAATCTAAGAATCGTGAGCCAGTCATAGATAATCATGAGCACGACATGCTGGAGCGCGGTAACAGATGTAAGTCAGAAGTCCCCTATGACGGTATCGTTTATTGTTTTGACGTTCCACCCAACCATCTGTTTGTCACCCGCAGAAATGGATGCGTTGCTATCCAGGGAAATAGCACCGCCAGTGTAAGCCTAGAGGTGTTGAGACAGAGATATCTGATGTTTAGAGACGAGATGGAATACTTTGTCAGACAAAAGGTATTGAGGCCAATAGCCGAGGCCAGAGACTGGAGTAAGATGGAGGGCGGAAAGAAAGTATTAGTAATTCCTAAGGTGCAGTGGAATAAGCTAAACCTTAAGGATATCGCAGATTATATGAGCAAGGTGGCCGATGCCGTAAGCAAGCAGGCCGCATCTAAGGAATCGTTGCTTAGAGTATTAGATATGGATCCAGAGGAAGAGTATCTCCGACGCAGAAAGGAAATGATAGAGGAGGCGCGTCTTGCCAAAGAAAAGGCATCTCTTGCCAATTACACTTTGGCAGAATTGGCGTCTATGGATGAGAACTCGACTATCGAGGATAGAGCACCAGCTATCCCCGCCCAGCCAGCCCCAGGAGCACCTCCTGGTGGTATGCCTGATTTGGGCGGTGGTCTTGGTGGTGCTCCTGAACTTGGTGGCGGTTTAGGTGGTGGGCCTGAAATCGGCGCGCCACCGGCAGGAGGAGAGGTCGGGGCACCGGCTGGAGAGGCGCCGCCAGCTGGCGGTGGTGGTGAAGCACCAGGAGGAGCACCACCGGTATAGTTCTAGAAAAATCGCCCTATATTAATATTCCTATTATCATTTAGGAATGCTATGCCCATTGGGGGACTGTGTGTCTAAAACTGCAATGAAAAGAGTTAAATTATTTAAGGGCGCAGCTTTAGAGGAAGGCAAGTCTAAAAGGATGGCAGAGCTGTCCTCTGCGATGAGGTCTAGTCTGACCACAAAGATGTCTGACCTTGAGAATAAGGCTGCATCTTATGACGCAGATGTTAAAAAACCATTGACGCAAGCCAAGCAAGAATTAGATTCACTGAAGCAAATGGTGGATAGCAATCCGACAGAGGCGGTTAAGAAACTGTCTACTCTTCTTGGCATATCATCACCAGAACCGCCAGCTCCGCCAAAGCCAGAGGCACCAGCAGCTCCAGCTATCCCTGGGGCTGAAAAAGTTACTGGGCCTCCCTCTCCTTCCGCGCAAAAGGAAGTAAAAGAGATGGGCGGAGACGTAAAGAACCAGATGGGGGAATTGTCTAACATATTGGAGCAAGCTCCTCAGGGAGCGCCTGGAGGTGGTGAACAGATGTCAACTAGCCAATTATCTTTGCGAGATGTGATAAAACTAGCGATAAGCAAGTCCGCTCAGGATCCACCGCTGCCATCTCCCACTCCAGCTGCTCCCCCTGCACCCCCAACGCCGGGTGCTCCACCGGCTCCAGACGCACAGGCGACAGCAATGGACACGCTTAAAATTCATAGTATACCTACAATTTTAGGTGACCCATCTTCTAGTAAAGATGACAAATCATTGGTCGGTATAACCAGAGATTCCCTCAATCTAATAGACACTTTAGTTAAAGAAGAGTTAGACAATGGTCTAGTAAAAGGCAAGGAAGCTCCGGTGATAAGGATTCGTGATGCGGCCGATAACATTACAGAGGGGTCTCTCACTATAAATCAGGCCCTAGACAATGCAGTAGAGTCTCTCAGAAATTTATGCCAGGCAGTTGAGTCCAATAACATATCTTCTGATGCTAAGAGTTTAGCTACTGCTTTGGGCGGTTTGAAAGACTATTTAAATAATAACTGGCCTAAGACTGAGGATATCGAAACTCAGAGTGTCCCAGAAAATAGTGAGGAATAAAATGCTTATTAAGACTGCAGTTTGTGAAGAAGCAATTTTATGTAAGCAGTGCAGCAGATATCATGCGCCTAACGTCGACTGCACTAAGGTATTTACTGCATCTGATGAACCGTCCGTGAATGGCGATATGGGCGAGTCTATTAATAGGAACAGTTCAGATGTTACATCTTTTGGCGCAAAAGGAGTGTCAAATGAGGAATAAGTTTAGTTTTGGGGAGCTTAGCCATATTATAGATGCTTCCAAGAAGCCTGATGTTGTAAAGATTGCTTCTGGCGACGGTGATAATGCCCCACTAGCCGAAGCAATGGAATCCGTCTGTAGAGTTGCAGATGCTCTAGACGAGATGGGTAAATCAGAGCTGGCCGATGAGCTTATGACATCCGCTCAGAGGTTGGTTGCTGAGAAGATTAAGATAGCAGAAGAGGAAGACGACGAAGAGACCGGCGAAGAGGGCGGCGAAGAGGTCGATGAGGTAGAGGAAGTTATGACTGTTAAGTGCCCCCATTGTGAGAAAGACTTTGAAGTCGTTGTCGAGTACGAGGACGGAGATCTAGAGGTAGAGACTAAGGAAGAAGAGAAGAAAGAGATAGAAGAGGGCAAGGAAGAGTCTGGCGAGGGACATTCTACAGAAGGTCTTGAGGGCCTATAAGAGAGTGAAAGATGCTTATTAAAACAGGCGAAGCGGCTACTCCACAGCTAACCGTTATCAATGCCGATGACGCTCTGAATAATCAGGCGATATCAGAGCGTTTCAGTGCGCTCGTTGAGAAGATAAAGTCTGTTGATGCTTCTGGCGGAGTACCGGTAGCCCCTTTCAAAAGCGATGATTTCCTCTACTTTAGAACGGCCATTATGCACGCCGCAGAAAAGTCCAATCTAGACGATAAAGGTGAAGTAGTAGGCGATGGCAAGTTCTTAGTAGAAAAGACAGCAGGAGACAAAGAAGTATGGAAGTGGGTATCCGATAAGGGCATTCATCCGTACATGAACTCAAACGGGGACATCTTCCCTGAAGACGAGCTAGTAAGGGCAGCTCCTACTTGGATTGGTAAGGGATTATATTGTAATCACCAGTCTTCCGACGTAGAGAAGCTGAGGGGAATTATTATTGATACTCAGTACGATCCAAAGTCTAAAGCGCTATGGGCGTTAGTAGCTTTGGATAGGAAGAATTTCCCCATTTTGGCATCGCAAGTACAAAACGGTACCATCCGCAATGTATCTATGGGCACCGCAGTAAAGCGGTCGTTTTGTACTCTGTGCGGCAATGAGGCGGTTATAGAAGCTGATTACTGTCCACACATTAAAGGCGGCATGAAGAATAAGATTGTGGACAATGGAACCGGCCGCAAGATTTTAGTTGGTGAAATTAACGTCGGTCTGAATGGGGTAGAGCTGTCCCTCGTATCCATTCCAGCCGACGGTCAGGCGACTATAAGACACGTCTATGCCAGTCTTCAGTCGCAGTTCGACCAGATAAGAAAGGAAATCGACGACAACGGAACTAGTGGCGTTAAAGAGGCCACCCTTAAAGATATCAAGGAGACCCTGGACGCCGTGAAAGTTGCGATAGCACAGAAAGGCGATAATGAGATTATAGGAGGAACTTCTATGGATAACAATTTGGAAAAGAGAGCTGCCGAGAGGCGCAAGGCGCTTTTGGCATATTTCCAGGGAACCGAGGAGCCCAAGCCTGGGCAGACTCAGTATCCCCCAGACCCGACAGAAATGCAGCTCAGAGACAAAGAGCTGGCTAAGGCCAAGAAAGAAGAGAATGAGACCGCCCCCAAGATGGGTGACAAGGGTACCGATCAGAAGGTGCGTGAAGAGCAGCAGCGTGTAGTGGCTGAGCGCAAGGCAGAGCGCGAGCGCGTTCGTCAGGCTTACATGCAGGGCACTGAGGAGCCCAAGTCTCCTACTACCTATCCTCCAGACTCCATGGAGCAGGATCTTCGCAAGAAGGATGAGGCCAAGTTTACCTCTGAGGCTCGCGAGACTGGTGTTAAGCCCACTGGTATGGCTGGTGATGATGAGACCATCAAGAAGAAGCTACAGCGTGCCAATTACATTGGTGCTAGGTTTACTTATGCCAAGAGCGAGGCTGGCGATGTAGACGCCGCCAACTCCTATTGGACTGTGTACGCCACCGATGAGGTAGATGCTCCGTTTAGTGATGATTCCGCTATCATGAAGGTAACTGCTGGTCAGGCGTATGGTTCCGATCTTCATAAGATTGCTTGCGACGAGGACGGTAATGAGGATCCCAATGGTCGTACTAACTGGGCATTTATGGCCAGCAAAGAGTACGGTCAGCAACTGATCGAGTTCATTAAGGCTAAGGGCGCTGACTATGCCATCGCTCAGTTTAAGAAGGTGGCTGAGATGCCTATGCCTGGCGCTACCGAGGGTCTTGGCGCAGAGCAGTCTGGTGCTGCCGAAGAGCCTCCTGCTGGTATCGAGGCTGGCCTTGGTGAGGAGCTTGGTGAGAAGACTGAGGAGTTCCCAGAGGAGCCCGGAGCGGATAAGTCCAAGGTAATGGAGCTCTTCGATGAGTTCGGTAAGGCCTTGAAAGAGTTTGTTGGCGGTGAAGAGCCGTTGACGGATGAGGATGCCGAGGCAGTCGATTCTGCTATCGAGGGAGCTGGCGAGGCCCCAGAGGCTCTTACTAATCCTCTCGCCCCGCCAGAAGAGAAGGAAGAGGCTATCGAGGGTCTTCCCAAGCCTGCATACGAGAAGATTGTCCAGTTTGTAAAGTATGCCAGGAAGAAGAAGGAAGACAAGAAGGAAGAGAAGGGTAAGAAGGAAGACAAGAAGGAAGAGAAGGGTAAGAAGGAAGACAAGAAGGAAGAAAAAGGTAAGAAGGAAGACAAGAAGGAAGAGAAGGCTGGGCCCAAGAAGGGTGTTTGCAAGGGCTGCGGTAAGCCTAACTTCCTTTGCAAGTGCAAAGATAAAGGTGCGGAGGCTGATATGGGTAATACTAAGATCGCAGAGCCTACGGGCAATGAGGTTAAGGACATTGCTGCTCCCGCCAACAACAGTGGCAAGCTAACTTCGCCCTCTGGCAATGAGATCAAGGATATCCCAGATGTCGTTGCTCCGTATCTCTCCGATTCAGTAGAGAGTGATAATGTTGGCGGTCAGGATATGAAGGTCGAGTCTGTGACCGAGCAGCACAATAAGGATTTGGCTGCTGCCACTTCTAATCCTACTGGCGCCGAGGTTTCCGAGCAGAAGGCTGCTTCCGAGCAGTTCGCTGCTAAGGTCGGCGAGGCTATTACCGCAGAGGCACTTGAGCAGGCCAAGAACGTTGCGGTTGCCAAGATGAAGACTGCCTATGAGCTGGCTTCTGAGATGGCTGAGAAGGGCTATATCGGCGAGAACGATATCAAGTCAAAGGCTGAGGAATTCTATGCTATGTCGGATGAGGCATTTAATTCCGTCAAGCGCGTTGTAGCTGGATTCCAGAGTGTGAAGAATGAGACCGTTAAGACTGCCAGTGCAGTTGCTTCTTTGGGCAACATCATCGGCGATCGCACTCTTCCATCTAAGGCGAGCGACAGCAAGACACTCGTCGATCATTTGTCTGACCCTAAGTTTGGGTGGCACTAATTAGTATAGTGGCTGAGGGGAGGGGCTTAAGCCCCTCCCCTCTCACAACTGCGGAGGATTATAATGGATCTCTTAAAAGAGCTCGTCAAATTAGCGGATGAGCTGGATAAGCAGGGCCACACAGTGCTCGCAGACAAGATTGATTCTATTGTTAAGATGGCTGCGGAGAAGAAAGAGAAGGGCATGGGCGAACCAGTACTAAAGATGAAGGTGCGCAAGTCCGACGACGATGATGGTTCATATGACGTAACTGTATATGCTCCGTCTGGCCTTTCTCCGTATGATCCCGTTGTACACGCCTATATCAAAAAGTATGGTCCATTCGGTGAGGACGGAGTTAATCTAGATTATTGTGAAACTCTAGCCAACTCTATGCCGCATGAGCCCAACATGTTTAGATATAGGTTGCGCGGACCATCTGGACCAGGTAAGGGTCCTGCGATTGCCCTGCCCGCCGCCGCCGCTGCACTTCCAGCTATGTTAGGCGCGGATACAGTCGAGTCTTTACTCAAGATAGCAAATGAATTAGACAGCGCCGGGGCTTTAGACCTGGCAGATAAAATTGATTCTCTTTTGAAGCAGTAGGGAGATGAGATGATCAGACCTTTGGATGTCGAAGGTCTGCCGAGTGGATTGTGGAGTGTAGATCCAAACTGTCAGTTTCAGCCTGGACAAATACTCGGGCTGATCTCACTCGGCGGTGAAGTATTGATGAGCGTGTCAGACGGAACGACGATCCCTCCATACGGGATCGCCGACGACGTTAAGACGGTGGCGTTTACAAAGCCTTCGTTCAATGAGCGTGTCTTTGTCGTCCCGCCACCTCAGCTAGTAGCAGATGATGGCTATGGTCATCCTCAGCTAGTGTCCCCTGTGACCACTCGTTTAAAGGCATCCAGCATCGTTTCTTCTTCATTTAGATCAGACGTAGATGTTATTCTTCATCCAATTAACGGTGTTGTAGAATTTCCAGCATTAACTCTTCTTAACTATGATACTCTAGGCGACGGTAATATGAATGCTTTGGTGGCCGTGGTATCATATACGTACGAGATAGCCGGTATACCTGGTGACGATACTACTAGGGGTAGTGGTAAGGTGACTGTGTGGAATAGAAGAGGTGAGTATATAACCGATCAGTTTGATACGCTAGCTACTTACCCTCTTAATGCTCCTTTGTATTGCTGCAACGGTAAGTTCACTACCACTCCTCCGTGTGAAAATGCTCCAGTAATCGCTATGGTAACCGGTCCGCCATCAACACTTACAGCTACTTTGCAGCTGTTGTGGTTCTAGGAGATTATTATGGCTGTAGATGCTAAAAAGCTAGCAGATGCCTTGGGTATAGCGCATATCCACGCCACTAATCTTGAGGATAATGTAGTTAATAATATCTTCGAGACTCTTCGAAAGGCAGGGTTCAAGAAGGATAGCTTGTTGGCACAGGTAAAGAGATTCGTTGAGAGATGGCTTGGTGCAGTTGCTGAAAGGGCCCCGGCGTCAAATAGTCTAGACAAGACCAGGATCACTAGAATTATTAATAACAGGGATTATAGCCCTGCGACTCTTGGTGTTCTGTTGGACCAGGCACTATCTAGTTATTTAGACCAAGATGATTTTTTGAAGAAAGATATAGCCGCCGCTGCAACCGGAAAGGGTCCGTCTGCTGAGGCCCCAAAGCCAACCGGCGGGGACAAGTATTCTGCCAAGATCGTAGTTACCCCAGCGTTCACAGGGGTGATGTCATCTGTTCTTAGTAGAGCATTGAGCACTTTAACCACGGCCATCAATGCAGAATTGAAGACTGGTATTATGGATTTCGTTACCTTTGACAAGTTGCTTCACAAAGTTGCGGCTCAGATGTCGGACGATTCAGCAAAGATATGGGATAGTGTTATAGACGAATGGGCCAAGCGTGGTGAGAGAAGGGCTCAGATTGTAGACGCCTTAATCAAGTTGGCTAATGAACTAGACGATCGCGGCTTCAGTAAAGAGGCTGACGCAATCGATGACATTCTTAGGAAGGGGGTTTAATTATGGCTCAAAGGGGCAATACTGCAGACTACGCAGACGCATTCGTGGAGCTATATAAAATAGCTGCCATGCTAGATGTATGGGATAAGTGCAGGGAGGCTGAAGTCTTAACTGCCATATTGCATGACGACAACGATAAGTTGAAAAACTTATCTGTCAACAAGGCAGAGATGCTAGCGCTTCACAGCGAGATAATGTCTGCGTTAAAAGATGCCAACTGCCCCGATGGTGTCGTTTATGCGGTAGACGAGATCTTCAAAACCCCCCTTTCTACAGTAGGAGTCAAAGTAGGTCATCGTAAGTTGGCCGCGAAGACAAAGAAAAAGGAAGAGACGACCGTTGAAAAACTAAGTAGGGAAGTGAGTGAGAGGCCTAGAGAGTTGACCAGGCCGACCGAGACAGCTAAAATTAAACCAAAGCCGCCGGTTCCTTTCAGAACCAATCTGGATTACGGTGAGCCGATTCCTAAGTCTGAGACTTCAAGTGAGTATTTTGCCAAGCTTAATTTATCTTCCATGCCGGCCGAAGAACCACCAAAGACTGGTTATGACGGGCTGAACGATCTCTATTCCAGAAAGCCAAATGAAGATGTAAATAAAAAGCGTTTCAGGCAGACTTCTCAGGGCCATAAAGAAGAGGGCGTACTCATAGTACCGGCGTATATGAACAACGGCATTATGTACCGTGGCGATATGGTGCATATTATCTTAGAGAACATTGCTCGTCGCGATACCACCGGTTTATCTGTTTACGTCGGCGCCGTTCCTCTTAACAAAGAAGAGCTAAATAACATAGGCGACCTAGCTATGCGTCTCGTTATGAAGGATAACGATATGGTCGCGCAGAAGCTATCTGGTATTATCTTCTCATCCATATACAAAATGGCATCAGACATGGATGCTGATCAAATTATGAAGCTACAAAAGACTGCGTATAATAACAATGCATTCGAGTCTTATGGCCAGGTTGACAGAGAAGTTCTTTATCCTGTCAGGCCAGAGTCTAATATTTTACAGTATGCTCATGATGATAAAATGATAAGCATCGATAGGCGCAGTCTATCAGGCGTTATTATGAGAGCAGACGTTAAAAACAAAGTGCTTACTAGACTATCTCTACAGCGTCCATTGGGAAAGACGGCTACAGAGTTGAAGGTTTATTACATCAAAATGATAGAGGCCGGCGGTGCGTACAAAGCAGCCCGTTTTAAGAAAGCCGTCAAAGAACTGTACAACGTTGATTGTGGCGAGTTAGATGACAAGATTATTGATATGGCCCATGAGAAGTCTGTTAAATTAGAAGATATTGAGAATGCCCTTTTCCCCACGCTCGATCATCAGCAGCAGATAGACGTTGATGCTGCTACCTCTCGTCCAGTAGGTGAGGTAAGTGATTCTCCAGTTCGTTTTGCATTTATTGATCGTGCCATTCTAATGGACAGGTATGTAACTGCAAAGCGTGAAAAGCAGAATACAGGAGATGAGGATTCAGACGATGGTGGTGAGGTACGAGAGAAATTCTTAGAGCTCCTCGGACCAGAATGTCCTCACGGGCAGCATGAAATTGATGAGGAGTCAGAGGATGTTGGATCAGTCATCCCAGAGGGTGTACAGGTAGTCGAGCTGGGTGGGCCTAAGAGTAAGGAAGAGTCCAAGAATGTTTCCGTTAATGTAAATACAGATCCGGACACAGGTAGGGTGAAGGTGTATCTTAATGGCTCTTTGGATAAGGAATTTGGTTCGATGGAAGAGGCCATTGAGTGGGCTAGTAAAGTGAGCCAGATCTTTAATAATGTGCTGGACTCATCTTCTAATGTGGTTGCATCTATAAGGTTCTCCGAGCTTTCTAAGCTTGCAACTGTATACAATGGGTTCGTTTCATATCTAGTGAAGGTTGCGACATTCTCTCATAACATTAAAGAGATGTTGGGGTTGTTAAATGACATTGCATAAGACCACGTCATCCCAAATAGAGCGTGTGATATGCGGTGAGGAAGTAGAGGGTGGCAGTTATTTAGAGGAACCCAAAGAGCCAGGACTGCCAGGTATTTATGGCGAGATACGCGCAGTATACGCCATGTCAGTTAAGTATTCTGAAAATGTCGAAGTCTTTATCAAGCTAACAGAATCCATAAAAACAATTGTCGACCCACATATCAGAGCGGCCATCTTAGAAAATATAAGCAGCGTTTTGAGCGAGATAGGTGTGTTGGCATCCCAAATCTTCCAGTCGGACGATGACATTCTAAAGGCGTCTGAGGTTGTTATCTCGGACAATATCATGTTGCCGACTATCAAATTGAGAAAAGCTGTAGTGGCTATGAAGCAGGAAGGCGGGGTTAGGCCCGCAGCCTTAGATAGGGCCGTAGCGATGATAGACAAGCTAATGGACGCTATGGATGTAAAGACACTCGGTATCGACGGTGACGCTCAGTATTCCGTCGTGGACAGAGATAGCACTAATTAGTGTTATCTATTAATACTTTATGTTGTGTGTGATTTTGGGGATCACTTTGTTGATTCCCGGACTATTTCAAAGGAGGCAAACACATGCTGTATCTCTTCTACGAGGGAGCGCAGCCAATTGGGATCTTTGACTTCGATGTCGCATCGGAGCAGGTTCTTACTGTCGATGACGTGCAGGGCGGCATGATCGGCAAATTTGGCTCAGCTTCCGACACTTCATCCCCTACCATTCCCCTCGGTGATGGTTTCGATGAGTACGGGGCTAGTGCTGGTGCTTATGGCAACATCAAGACAACCATTATCCCAGCTACTACAGCCAACGATGTTTCTCCAGGCGTTGGTCCGTACTGCATTCTCGATGATGGTCACATTGGGTATGGTACGATGTTCGGTCACCAGTTTGGTCATGAGACTGGTAGCGATTTCAAGTATTATCATGCTTGGCGCGAAGGTAAGTTGGTAGGGCCCAACACCATCGCGGGAAGCGGTAAGGTAACCGGTTGGATTACTCCTGGTATCTATGGGACTGATTATTACGACACTTCCAGCATCACCGATACTGTAATCCAGGATCCTAACAACAACGGTCTAACCCCCGGTACTCCCCTTACGCTTAGTGCTGTAGCGACTTTAGGTCTAGGTGGCACTTCCTTCATAACTCAGGGCTGTTATTTTGTTTCGTTCCTTGGCGATCCTTCTTACGTATCTACCTCTTTCAATGGCGGCACGGTTGGTGGCGACACTGCTTACCCCGTTATGCTGTTCATGTGGAAGTAAGGGATTAGGGAGAGAATACTATGAATAACAACATTAATGCTAACTCTCAGGTAGATGCGTTCAAGCAGTTGCTGAAATATGCAACCATGCTGTCCGAAGCCAAGGACAATCTTCCCAGCAATTTCGGTCTCCACGACGAGCCCACGTACTCTGAGTCAGAGAAGGAAGCCCTACTTAAAGAAGCCCTAGCCACTGATTCTGGCCGTGTCGCCCTCGGTCAGGCAATGGCGAATCCTATCCGTCGTAACCTCGACTACCAAGGTGTTGGTCGTAAGGCCCTCATCGTTGATCCTCTTCCTCCTGGTGCTATCGCTGTGTACGATAAGGACATCGACGTTGCAGCTACGATTATCTCCAGCAACGGCGCTGCTCCAGAGTCCCGCGTATTTGGTGATAGGGTAAGCGTTCCCGAGTTCGAGGTTGTGTCCTATCCTACGGTTCGTATCGCTGAGGTCCGTAGGCGTCGTTTCAACGTTATTGACCGTGCGCAGCAGAAGGCACGTCAGGAAATCCAGGCTCAGGAAGACGCTAACATCTTTGCCGCCCTGGATTTTGCTGCTGGCCAGGAGAACACCCCCGTTGCCATCACCACCGGCATCGAGGTGCCTGATCTCATCCAGATGAAGAAGCAGATCGATCGTTGGGACCTTTTGACGACTAAGTACTTCATGAACATCGAAGAGTTCACCGATATCCTCGGTTGGTACTCCCACAATGCTTCTGGGTACGGCATCGACATGGTAACCCAGCGCGAGATCCTTCAGTCTGGTCTGTATGCCCGCATCTTCGGCGCTGACATCATCGTCAGCAAGATCGTTCCGAAGGGCACGCTATTCGCCACATCCGATCCAGAGTTCGTAGGCGTTATGCCCGTTCGTCAGGACATCGAGGTTCTTCCTGCCGACGAGCCTCGCCAGTTGAAGCTTGGTTGGGTTGTCAACGAGATCATCGGCGTTGGCATCGTGAATGGTCGCGCTGTTGCGAGCGGCACCAAGACCGGCGTGTATGATTATGCTGGTCAGGGCTCCATGTAAGTGAAGTCCGATTAGTAGCACAAAGGCCGGGGCTTTGCCCCGGCCTTTTCTTTTAGCTCAATCAGTTTTTAGTCTAGATATTCAAGAAGGCGAATAAGGAGTGAATGAAGAATAGAGTTGTCACTCTTAACTATATCTCTCATAGATACAAACTTAGCATACGTTCCCTTCTCTCCGTCAGAGCCATCACCCTCTGCTTTTCCTGGGGTCTTGTCGCCTATGTCTACTGCAAATAGATGGCAAGTGGTATCCATTGCTTTAGACGGCCTAACTGTGCCGAGAGGTATAAGATCTTCTGTGTCTATATCTATACCAGATTCCTCTTTCATCTCTCTAACTGCGGCTTCCCGTGGATCTTCTCCATCCTCGGCCATACCAGTCAGAGAAACTAACTTTGTATCGTTATCTTGACATGGTACATTTTCAAATCTCCCGACGAATTTAATTCCGTCGTCAGTCTCAGTATATCCTAAGACAGCAACTAGAGTTCCATTGCCACGTAATTCGCTGGCGAATATGTATCCGTCTTGCGTTTCAAACAACCCCAACCATTCATTGTCGCTATCATCTATCCTCTTCTTATTGCTGGCCATTTTAGTCTCCTGTCGTTGTGATGCGGCTATTTCTTTAGCTGCTCCAGCTATTTCCTCTTGAGTAACTTGTGATGTTTGACCAGCCGGCTGGAATGGTTTTTCGGCTTCTCTGGCTTCCTGCCATTCGGCAGGGTTAACCGGAGCCATTAAGCTTTGCATTCTTTGTAGCCTTGGCCCCTTCAACTGCGTTGAAAATGGTTTTGTGGGTACCTTCATTACCGATCCAGGCTGAGGAGGCTTCGATGGTACAACGCCGACAGACTTGTTCCACTTGGCTATCTGATCTCCAAGAGTCTTTACCTGGTTTAGCGCGTTGCCAATATCAGACGGTACATTGCCGCCAGCAGGCATTTTAGTGTTAATAATTGTAAGTATCTGCTTTAGCGGCATATCTATACGCTGGACGTAGTTCTTAATAGTGTCCAAATTTTGTGTGTTTTTGATCTGGTTTATTACGTTATATATCTGTTCGGTTTGTATACCCACACCAGTATTGGCCAATGCTGGGTTGTTTGCAAGCGTAGGCAAGAACTGAGATATCTGGTCTAAAAATGTGGGAACCGCAATATTGACTGGTTGTTTATCCGCTATAATAAATAATCTATTGGGCATAATAATACCTCATTTAAGTGAGATGGTATTAATAGTTACATATGAGTGGGAGACGTTGATTATTCTTTTAGCTTCCTAATTAACTTACGACTATTAATAATCGGAGTTCAATATGACGGTAGTCTATCTGAAAGGAGAGAAGACATGAAACTGTATAAGAATGTAAGCAAGACACTATTATCTGTGAAGACGCCCAGACGTATGTACGTGGAACCTGGGATGATCATTGACGTGGATGCCTTGGGTGACATCAAGACGACAGACATCGCCATGTTCATTGATAGGGGAGCGCTGGTTTCTGTGCAGGCTACACACAGGAAGCCCGTCGATGAGAAGTCTAAGTTGGTTCCAAATAAGGGCAATGACCCGGTGACTAACGTTGTGGTTCAAGAGAACAAGACTGTTGTTGTTGAGGGTATTGTGCCGGACGATCCTGATTCTAGTATGAAGGTCGAGAAGGGTAGAGTATCAAAGTCTGGTTCGGCAGCTGCAGTTGTTTCCCCGCCACCAGATGATATGGCGGCCATCAACGCTACGCAGAATCAGAATGTAACTAAGGGCTCTGCATACGATGCCCTACCTCCGTCTGTCAAGGAAGACATTGCTAAGGCCGAGAAGGCGGTGGCTGCTAAAGAGAAGAAGGCAGAGGCTCCCAAGAAGAAAGCGACCAGAAAGCCGAAAGCTAAGAAGTAAGCCTCTAGTACTGGAGGTGTAAGTTGCCAATTTCTTTAGATCCAAAGCCTGGCGCTATAAGTGTTGAAAAAGTTACGTCTAAGCGCCGGAAGCTTGGGGACAACTGTGACCTGTCTAACGAGTATGTAGATGTAGGTCAAGTAAACTCATGCCCGACGTCCCCCTCCGGCCGCGATCATCAGATGCCAGGTTTCCAAAGAGATGTGTCTTGTAATAGTTGCGGTACAGTATTTTCTGTAACTCGCTATTACACCACTGGTGGCTTTAATACGGCTGTGTGCCCTACGTGTGGCAACTCTGTCGGATATATGGGAGCCGATGGGACGTGCGGTTATCATACGTGCGGGGGTACTGGATGCCCGTCTCATAACGTCTGTCCCACAAAAAGAGTTATAGATGAATGCGATCTGGAGATAATTAATGATCTAATATGCCAGATGCGAGCGGAGTTGAAAGACGGGAATACCCAGTGCTATGCGTTTTCAGCTGCTGAGCTTTCTGCTTTTCTAGACGCTTCTTTATCAAGGTTTAATGGTACTCCACATTTCACAAGCTTTACATGGAGAAATATAGACCTGCAAAAGTTTAGGTATATCATAGTCGAGGGCGCTGTCTTATTGGCCATGAGCGCCCAGGTTCTCATAGAGGCTGGTAGGGAATTTACCATCAACGATAACGGGATAAGCTTTACTCCAGCCCAGGTATCCCAGGCATTAGCAGGGCAGTTCAGCGCAAGATATACTCAGTATAACACAGATTTGGATTTTATAAAGATTCATTTCAAGCCGTCCCCAGTTGGTGTTTTCTCGTATCAATCGTTGCTTGTGGGATCTGGTGATGCAGTTGGGGGCAATCCTGCGGTCTCAAAACTAAGACACCTTCGTGGTCGCAGAGTATTCTAAGGAGGGCGTAATGTATGTAGTCGCCAAGAAAAAGAAATGGATGCAAGAAGCCGCTCCCAAAGGCAAGAAGAAGGGTTTATTGCACCGCAAGCTTAACGTGCCAGAGGGCGAGACCATTCCAAAGTCCAAGATACAATCGGAGATATCAAAGCTACAGAAAAAGCGCGACGCACGGAAAGACAAGAAGTTTACTGAAGATGAGCTTACGTATTTTCGCCAGCTTCAGTATGCCATGAGAGGTCACAGCGGTAGCAAGAAAAAGAAGAGTGAAGTTATGGAGCTGATTATTAAGACCGCTAATTCATTAGATGAGATGGGTCTTAGTAAAGAGGCAGACGTACTAGATGTCATACTCGATTATGTAACCGCTGGGCCTGTTGATGAAGGCATCGAGCGGATGGAGTCTTTGCCTGGGTATGGGCCGGTCGCCGATGTGGCTCGTGCAGTTTTGCCTGGGCAGGAGGAAAAATCTGAAGATCCCCTTAAGGGCACAAAGAAGGACTTGGGTATTATAGGGGACGTAGCCAAAGTCCTTCTTACGACTAGACTTCCCAAGCCATCATGCAAGGAATGCGGTTCTAAATGCAAATGCACTCCAGAAAAGAGTTGTAAATGTCAGACTTGCAAGAAGAAGATCGCTGGCGATTTTCCCAGACCAAACGAAACCAACTATCCGTCCGGCAGCGGTGATACGCCAGAAAGCGCATCAAGAGATAATTTATTTGGTAAGGAAGTTGGAAAGGTGATGGCTGCTACTAATATTCCAGGACAGCCAGGCCAGCCCGGCGCTCAGCCGGCGGGATCTCAACAGCCTGGTGGCCAGCAGCAAGGGCAGCAGCCTGGTGGGCAGCAGGGTGGTCAAGAAAAGAAATGCCAGTGCGGACAGTCGTTCACTTCATCTGATCCAAATCAGACAAAGTGTGATAAGTGCATGGGCAAGCAACCGCAGGGAAGCGCTCCTGCGGCTCAGGCTGAGGGCCAAGGTGGGAAGGCTGCAACGCAATGAGGAGAAACGGTGCTGTAGTAGTCAGTTCTCTGGGCAATGTTGGGTCTTATATCGATAGGGCCAGGATAGAATATTCGGTTGCAAGGCCGCAGAAGAAGAGGAAGGCAGTAAAATATAAAGGGCAGGAGCAGCTTACTAGAATCCTGGAATCTATATTCAGACTTAGCGCTGAGACGGAGAAGACATTTCCATGGTTGATAAGTCCAAGGGGCGCTCGCTTAAGAATAGATATATTCTTTGCCACCCTAAATTTGGCTGTAGAATACCATGGTAAGCAGCATGCAGAATTTCCCAACGCGTTCCATAAGACGGCTGAGGACTTCCGTTATGCCGCCATGTGTGATGCGTGGAAGGTAAAGACGCTACAACAGCACGGGATAAGAGTAATAGAGTTTAATCATAAAGACAGGCTAACAAGACAACATATTATTAGCAAACTAAGGAAGTTGGATGTCTTGCCGAGAGGTAATTAAATGGCTGATATAAATGATGTATACGCTTTGCTTCAAGGTGTAGCCGACACCATCGGCACTGGTGAGGGTCTTGGGGCTGGCGATTCCGATGCCGATGGATATGCTGACGAGTACGGTACGTATGGCCAAGGACCTACCTTCTCTCTGTACGCCGAGGTGGTTAGGCTTCAGAGAATGATCGCTCAGTATCTGGATGTGCCAGTCAGCTCTAGAGAGCCAGCTTTAAAGGAACCTGGACCAGGCAACTACATAGTCGGTAGAGTGGTCAAAGACGATACCGAGCAGCACTTACCAATATCTAATGCTTTGGTAGAGGCCAGATATAGTGGTTCTGGTGAAGTAATTAGATCGACCAGGACTAATGTTGACGGCAAGTTCGTTCTTTTCTTCACTTCGGATAGACCAGTTGATATATCCATAAGATCAGACGCCTATCAGGGCATTATGCTATACGGCGTTATTCCGCAAGCATACTAATGGGGAGTTATAATGGCTACTAATATTTATGTCGCTAATCCATCTGTAAATAGAATGGTCCGTCTACATGAATGTGATGTAGAAATAGGGCCAAGATCATATGTGCTCATATCGGATAAGCTCTCTATAGACGAGCTTATAAGAAGCGAAGAGCTAATGCGCTCTCTTGCTGCTGGGGAAATACTGATACAGGTGGCGCCGCTAGACGGAGCCTACACGCCACATCCTGGTGGTACGTGGGTAGATTCTTTAACCGATATACCCACATATCTGGAAGCCAATGAACTAGCAATACTCGGGGCTGGTGCCGTAGGTGGTGGTGCTGCACCCCCAACGGAGGTTACTCTCGCAGCGCCAACCACTGCTGATGTAGAGATACTGTTCGAGGATGGCATTGCGACAGACGATGATTGGGTTCAAGTGTTTCCTGGAGTTTCGTGGATGGCAAAGGGGTTTGCAATTTTACACGATGGCGATACTTCTGAGCCAGATTTATTGTGGGTATTCTCTACCACTGATCCTGGCACAGGCGTAACGACGCATACAGGTAGGGCGGTATCTGGAGAGGCCCATACTAGAGATAATTTTTATTTCGTTCCTCAAACTCTTTGGGTTCGCTCGGCCGCAGCCTCAAACCCTCCAGACTTGGATATCTCGATGACGAGGATTCAGGCTTGGAGGGGATAAATGATAATCAAGCTTAAGCCCGGAGATTTTGTGTTCTTTGAGACTTGCTCTGTCTCTGGAAGGGTCATACGTTGGTTTCAGAGACGGTTGTTTGGCAAGAGATGGAGTAATGTTAATCATGTGGCAGTTTGTGTATCGTCTCCGGACGAAGTTAGAGAGGCTGTTATCCCAAGAGTACAAATACATCCCTATACTAATGTAAAGGATAGGGAGATAGTAGCAATCGTTAGGCCAGCGTTTATGCAGCCCAACGAGGCGCTGTATAAATGGCTTAATAAACAGCACACCATCACCGGTCATTGGTATGGGATCTTGCAGATATTCGGAATGGCCTGGTGCGGGCTTATGGTTCTTCTAGGTCATAAGCCAAAGCGCAATCCTATCCGTGCAGGAAGAAATTGCACGGAGGACGCATATCATTTTAAAAAAGATGCCGAGAGAGAGTTCAACGTGGTTGATGACGATGGGCTCCAGCCAGACTATATATATCCATCTCAGTTATTGATAGCGATGGAAGCATCGCCAAATTATAAGGTGTATAGAATTAGTCATGGCATCCTAGCCCTCGCGGAGGAAGTATAATGGCCAGTATAAGTCGTATTGCCACTGTAAGTAAATATTTTAGATACTTCAGAGAGATGCTAGACGCGAGTTTCACTGATTTAACGTCCGGAGACACTCTAGTCTACGATAAGGGAAGCTGGACAAACGTCCCATTTACTGGAGTAATGGAGTCGTATAACCCCGACTTCTATGTGCCATACACTGATGCCACAAAAGATGTGGACCTAGGTGATTGGTCTCTTTACGCAAACACAGTTACGACAACGGACAAAGCGTCTTTTGGCGGCACAGTAGAGTTCCAGTACGGTTCCCCAGCGTTTGCCTTCACTCCTAGTGGTATAGAAAGAGCGGGAATGACGTTTTCTAGGCGTGGATTTCCGTTTAATGATACCACAATGACGTGGTATGCAAACGATTTCGCTGGAGACCCATATACTATCTTCCAATATGTGTATACCCAGTTCGGTGGACTAGCAGTTTTTTATGATGAGTTGAGGATTACACCTGGAGGCGGAGCACCTGGCGGTACATTAGATGTCAGCCATGGATATTTTACGTGTGGCAATATGATGGTTTACAATCAAGACTGGCCACTAGTTTCTGCGTTGGAGATTCAGGTAAACGCATCGCAGACCGCCCCTGTACTTTCTGCATATGGCAACACATATCATATAGCGTACATCCCGTCGCATGGCGAGTGCATTAACTTTTCTACTGAGGTCACAGCGTTTGATCTTTTATGGGGCGATTGGAATACATTCAACTCTGCGTTTCTTACATCGGCCATTAGTGGATATAAGCCGCTAGGTATGGGGTCTATCATACAGGACGCTACTGTTTCACCGACCGGGTATTCTATCGCCGAGATAGCTCCTGCTTATAATAGTGTTACGGATACTTACAGCGCATATGTGTATGCAGAAGCGTATTCAGACTATTCGTCAGATACATACTTTGAAGTCGCTTTATCTAGCAAGAACGCCGGTAAACCAGATGTACCCGCATCTGCCACTATGTTACTGAGATCCGACGGTGATGTGATGTTCACTATAGACGGAACCGGTTCTTCAACATATGAGGGGCCGTTCTTTGTGGTTAACGCACTCGGCAATCAAATTGTTAATGTAGATCACGACGCAATAAGACTTGGTGGCGCTCTTCCGACGTCCCCAGCCATAGCGGAGCCGGCTTTATATATCAAAAATAACAGGGTCGATCTAGGCGCTGCAGTATACATAAACTCTGCTGATGATCAGGGTCCAATGCTTGTGGCTGGATCTCCAGGATCAATATATAATGCGACTATAGATCAATACGGCGGCATTCAGACCAGGTATTTGTCACTGTACGCAGTATCCGATGTCTCAGACACAGCAGTTCTAGACGGCAAGGAATCTGTTATTTTACTTTCCACTAGCGGCAGCAGTTATTCTGTCACTTTACCCGCAGTAAGTACTGTACCAAGAGGCCGTCTATTTATTTTTAAAGTAGTAGCGAACTCTGGAGCAGATGTTGTGACTATTACTCCAGATGATCCAGGAGAGACAATAGACGGGGCTACTAGCTATGACATATCAACTGTATATTCTGCATTAACTCTTATGGCCAACTCCGATGAGTGGTTAATCGTTGCAAGTAACTATGATATTCTATAAGGAGAACAGAGATGCCTATTACTATTAATCCAAGCGTAGAGACTCCTCCGAGCACCGTCAGAGTGTTCAAGGTTTTATTCAATAACGGAGTCACTAAGAAGAATGAGAGTAACGAGATAGAGTGGGTTGAGAAGCCGTATGTAGAGGTTATTCTCATGCGCTGCTCGCCTATTCTAGACGGCGAAGGCGCGCCAATGAACAACAGCTTTGGCCTTCCAGCTTATCAGGACTCCGGGTGGGTCTCTTCACTTAGAATTTCTGACCCCGCTAAGCTAGCCTCCTATCTTGATGGAGTTTGGGGCCCGACCATGACTGCGGCATACGCAGAGGCCGAGGCCGCTGGTGAAGCTCTGCAGTGGCGCAAAATTAGATAAGTCAATTTTCTTAGGGGGTCGTATTTGTGGCTAAGCACATAGATACGCAAATACCAAGGGTGCCTAGGTGTAGTCCAAGTTCACCGTTGCCATCACCAACACCTCCCGGCCCATCGATAGACGACATTCTACGCAGTGTCGTCTTATCGGTTAACGGAAAGATTGGTCATGTAGTACTGCGCTCCGGCGATATCCCAGAATCTACCAATCTGTATTTTACAGATGAAAGAGTTATAAGCGCTCTTTCTGCTTTAGACCCAATAGCCCTGAGTTCTTTGGGTGAGATTTCTCTTATCCAAGAGAATATCACCAGGCTTGGAACTATTGTATCTGGGGTATGGGAGGGATCGCCGGTAGATATATCGTTCGGTGGTACGGGGGCTACTTCTGCTGAAGGCGCCAGGACTAATATACTCCCGCTGCAAACAGGCCATGCTGGTGAGGTGCTTGCCACGGATGGGGCAGATGTGTATTGGACTTCGTCTGCCCCATCTTTATGGGTTCTAACTGGGAATGCTGTACACCCGGTAGATCTCAACTATGCCGTTGGTATAGGAACCGATACTCCGACTGCGGACCTACACGTAGTCGGAGACGCATATATTACTGGCAAGTTAACAGTTGATGGCCTGATAGACCCCACTGGATTAATTCTCACTCCGCAAAGCTCATCACCGTTGGGTACAGACTATGGTATCTGGATAGATTCAAGTAATGTACTGCGCTACCCGGGTATAATTAGATCTGGCCAGGGGCTTTCAGTATTTGATCCGACTTCTCCGTATTCTACAACCTTTGTAGCTTCTCCACAGATAGCCAATATCGTATATGCTCTGCCTTCAGCCCAGGGTGCCCCAGGCACCACTCTTATGAACGATGGAGCTGGCTCACTATATTGGGGCCCTGGCGGTGGTGGTAGCGGTACATCGGGTACGTCAGGTACTTCCGGTGTGGACGGCACCTCTGGTACATCTGGTGTGGACGGTACCAGCGGTACGTCTGGTGTTGACGGGACGAGCGGTACTTCCGGTACGTCTGGTACATCTGGATCGTCTGGTACTTCTGGTGTCGATGGGTACGTCAGGTGTTGATGGCACTTCCGGTGTCGATGGTACATCTGGTGTGGACGGTACCAGCGGTACGTCTGGTGTTGACGGGACGAGCGGTACTTCCGGTACGTCTGGTACATCTGGATCGTCTGGTACTTCTGGTGTCGATGGCACCAGCG